GTACATGCCGCCGTTTTGAGCGATTTTCTGCATGATAAAATCCTTTCTGTCAAAGTCCATCATGTCGATACAGGCAAGTGCCTGGTCCGCAATCTGCGGATTGAAAAATCCCGCTCCAAAGAATTGGAGTGCCAGTTCATTCTGAGACATTTTGCTGTAAGGGGAAGCTTTCTGCGCCGTCACTTCAATGTCAAATAAAGGCAGCCTGTACCCCATGTCCACGCCCATTTCCGTGCCCTGCGCCTGGGGACGGATGCCGGCATTGCTGTACTGCACAAACCTTGCAGCGCCATTTTCCCCCACAATACGAAAGCACCGGGGCAGATCGTAAAACTGCCGGATTAGTTCAATCACCATCAGACATATCTTGCGAAAGGCTCTGTAGGATGTCCTGTTGTTGTCTCTGGACAGCTTGCTTCCCGCTTCCTGCATGGCCGCGATCGCAGAAGCCGCAGTCACCCCGGATGTGGTCCCTCCCGTGGAAATATCCCTATTTCCAGTGGTTTCTTTCAACTCATCAATTTTGTTGTTGATAACCTTCACATAAATATCGTTGAGCGGCTTGCCCTGCACAGGAAGAATACTGTCCTGCCCCAGATTCCCATCCACATGAATGAAATCCTTGCTTGTGTCCGCGTATTCTTCTTCGTTGACGCTGCCGTCAGAACGAATGAAATGCCGGGGCTTTGCATTTGCCAGCATGTTCTGTAAAATCGCTTGATTGCCTCGGTCAATATATGCCTGGGCATCCTTTCCCACATCAATGTATCCAAAGCCGGCGGGAGTACCTTCCACCGGATATAGAACATCAAATATAAACGGATACAGCCCATGGTCATATAAACCTCGCTGCGCGAAAGCGGGCTCGTTTTCCGTTGCAAACAATACTACATCGTTTACATACTTGCAATAATGCAGAACTGTTTTTCCATTTTGGTTTCTTTTATAATACCAATCCACAACTACGGACTTGTGGGAGGTATCTACAGAATCATCATAGACGTATTTGGAAATATCCACCGTCTGCTTTCCGAGCTTCCCTTTCAGCTGCGGATAAGACTGCAGCAAAAGATCATTGTCCGAAAGCTCCACATGAAACAGATTGCGTGACTTTTGAATATCGGTAATTCCGCTTTCCCAAAACAGATTGATTAAATCCACCTTGCAGATGGACACATCGCCTATGCCGTTCAGCTTGGATTTATCCCAAAAGACACCATAGACGCCAGTGCCGGCCTTTAACTTATAATTCCATACATCCGAATATACCTGTTCAAAGTCGCATTGGTCAAGAATCACCGGCACAATGGAAGTGAGCATCTGGGCCTCCCCCCGGTCTCCTTCCTCCCTGGGAAGGATGTTGGGTGAGGGGAAGTTATCCATAGCATCCGCATGCTTATTTGCAATACAGTTAAAGAGCCACGCAGAGGCAGGCTGAACATCCTGCTTTTTATCGCGCATGCATTCCCAGTGCCTGAGCTTGTACCATTGCTCATTGTCAATGATCCTGCGCTCCAGATTCGCCTTACCTTCCTTGTATTTCTGCAGGATCTGATTTGCCCGCTGGATCTGCTCCCTTCCGATCACCCTGGCCAGCGCCTGAAATCCATTTACTGCTCCGGACATATCGACGCTGTAATCCCGAGCCGGCTCTGTCGTAGCGTCCCTAAGAGGGGTATTCTGCCCCGGCAGGGAGCGCTCGCGGCGCTCTGTCTCTTCCATACGGTCTGCGCGAGCAGCGTCTTCATTCTTCCTTCGATTGAATATCGCCATTGCTATCTCCTATCACCACCATTCTCGGTATCTTTGCTTTCGCCTTAATATCCTCCTTTGGAATATCCAAGAACAAGCGCATGGGACTCTGTGCATAGGTATCCACAGCCGCCGCGGGCCGTGGTTTTATGGGCCTGCTCATAAGGAAATACCGCGCCTCATCCGCACAATGATCCTCCCCGTCCGTATCTAAATCCTCCGGCTTGTGCTCGTCATACTGCAAAAGAGGAATGGTGCGAATAAACGCCTTGCAGTTAGAAAATACATACATCATCGGCAGTCCTGCCGCATCAAACGCCAGCCTGTAATGCATCTGCATCCAGCCCGGAATTCGCTTATTGTCTCCAGGGGTGAAATACACTCCATATTTTGCGGCAACGTCCGCTATGCTTTCTCCGGTCTCCGCATCCCATATGGCGGGATCGGCAATCCCCTGTATTTTCTTTCCCCGCAGCCATCTGTGCTCTGATTCAATCCTTGCAATCTCAGAGAACACCTTCGGCGGCGTCCACTTCACACCTTCGTTTGGTGTATTGGTACATCCATATAATTCAAGGATGCGGTATACAACCCCATCAAAATCTACTGCCCACCATCCGCAGGAAAAAGGTTTGTTATATCCCCAGTCAAAAGAACGGTAAATCTTCCACTCGGCAGGAATTTCAAATGGATCTATTACATGGGTGCCGACACGGTCCGCATAATGGTCGGGGAAGTTATAGAAATCCTCAAAGAACTGCCCCATATATACATCCCAGGAACCATTCAGCCATGCTTCCCGAATTTTTGGAGGGAGCCCCTCCAGCTGCTGAATATATTCCGGCTGCTGCTCCATCAAAGCCTTGTTGTCCCGCACCCCCGCCGGAATAAAGGAATAATCATCGGGATTTTCCTCCGGCTGAAAATCTCTGGTCACAAACAGACGTTTTACCCATCCATGTCCAACGCCGCCCGGATTGCAAGTAAGATATACACGCTTTGGAAATTTATCCTCCGACCTGGCAGTAACGCCGCGCACACAAGGAATCAACATTTTGAACTGCTCTTCAGTAAATTGCGTAGCCTCATCTATATATAAAATATCGCATTCTGTTCCCTGGAACCGGTCAAGGTCCCTATCATTTGCCAGATAACGGAAAAGAATCTGACTGCCGCCCGGGAAAAGCATCTCCTTTTTGCTGTCGTTGTACTGATAAGAGCCGGCAGGGAGCATAGCCTTCAGCGGTTTAATATGATTCGCCTGCAGCTCTGGATATGTCTTACGAATAATGACCTGGGTAATGCCCGGCTTCGTATACGCAAAGAGAATCGCTTTTACCCGAACACCCCAGCTTTTCCCGCCTCCTCTTGCGCCGCCGTACGCAACATATTTGTGGCAATCAGAAAGGAACAGCTTTTGCTTTTCATTGGGTTCGGGAATACAAAGTTCTATTCTCCCCAAGACGGATCCCATCCCTTCACTGTGATGCACATTTCCCTGGAGCCTTCTCCTTCATCCTTTATGAGCTGAATTTCCTTGATATCCTTTAATATTGCTGTCATCTGTTTGAAAGCATGCAGATCTGTCTCCTCGAGAAGATTCACCGCTCGCTCCATTTTGTCAAGAATCCGGTCGGAAATGCTTAAAATGCGCATAGCCCTTTTGGTATGTCCATCTGACAGGGCGGAAAGCGTTTGCGTATAGGTTTTGCTCAAGAATCGCTTCTTTTCCGCTAACCATTTTTCATCGATCGCATGCTTGGTAACCTGCGTAGCAGATACATTGTATTTTTCCGCAAGCTTTCGGTAACTGGTATCTGTAGTAACGTATTCTATTTTGATGGCATTCCAATCCACAAAGCTCCTCCTCCATTTGATATATTCATATTACAACATGGCATAGGCAAAATGAAAGCCACCCCCTGGGACAAACCTGCAAACAAAAGGATGTACCATGAGAGCAAAATAAAAACCACCCCGGTTGGAGCGGTTTTTCTATGATCCCATATTACCACATATAAACGGACAACTTGGAAATATTTTTCATGATAACTATATCATATTACTATACTCAATTACAATCAAGTAAATCAAATATATACAGGGCTTCTTTTATAGAGCGTTCCGGAAATTTATTCCTCGTATTTGGAAAACAGCGCTTTCGCAATCAGACAATCGCAGTAGTTGCTTTGACAATATCGTCTGCAATACTGCTTTTTTTCGATAGAAGAGGAGAAAAAAGCAAGATGAATAGAAGTTCCATCCTCAACACCTTCACAATAAATCTTCATAGGGTCTTCCGATTTATAAAAAGGACAAACAGCATATTTTGATTCATATCTTTTCAAAGGAGACACCCTCACCCTTTCATTGCCTGTTTTCATGTAGTTTTTCTTCCACTTCACAAATCCTACAATCGCCATAACGAAATTAAATGCATACAGCAGTGCCTGGGCATACTGCATAATCCAAATATTATGGACACACCAGAACGCATTGGTGCAAAGCCATACAAGAAAGCACCAGCGCTTTCCAAGACTGTTCGCTACCGTACCCACAACAGTAGCAAGTGTCATCACATATCCTATGTAAACCACTACTCCCGCTTCCACTTTTCCCGTATCTCCCTCCAAACTGTGCGAAACCATTTTCTGTACCCGGCACACTTCTTAAAAGAACATACCTTTGCATTCTTTGGACAGCTTCTGCAGATCGGGCAGAGACTTTTCGCGTTCTCAGGGCAGATTTTGTTTGTGTTGTTCCTCATATGTGCTCCTTAAAATGGAAGATCAGAATCGAGCTTGTCCTTTAGCCATTCTTTTGCAATTTTCGCTCGCTCTTCTTCTGTGAGGCTGTATGTTTGTTTTTGATTAACATGAAAGATTTCTCTTAATGGTGTATATCCTCCGGATGCTTTGATTATCATTTCAATGTCTCGAGATGCTCCTTCTATACGGATCGGGCCGGAAACTGCTGTTCCATTGGTGATACCTCGTGAGGTATCACAGTCAACGGAGACCCCGGGCCATATATCATACCTGAACTTGGTGCAGTCAAACAAATACTGCTGTCCCCCTTCTTCATGTCTTACAAAGCATACATATATTTCGTTTTTCTTCACAATCGTTTCCCTCCATGCCTGTGTGGCCGCGTCTTGTTAAATTCGTGCTTCGTCCGAATGACCTCCTCTATGTCAATGCCCTCCTTGCCGCAGTAATCCAGAATCCGTATAATGCAGTCGGCCAGCTCTACAGCCAGGCCCTCCGGCTTGCCATCCTTGTAATAAAGTTCAGGCATCCCGTTGCGGTATTCCTCCAGCGCCTCGGAAAGTTCTGAATGACAAAGAGCGACAATCTCTCCAAAGCTGCGTTCCTCTTCCCACCATCCGTGCTCCACTGCGTTCTTATGTACCTCTTTTGCAAACTCCGTTAAATGCATCGTTTTCCTCTCCTTATAAAGCTTGTCCCGCCCATTGTTCTGCCATGGCTTTTGCAATACCGGGGAAGGTTTTTGCGCGGCGCTTTGGATTTCGGTCACCCGGTAAAATATATTGCTCTTCTACCCTACGCGCGCTTGTCGCTCCAACCCATAAACCGCGCGGTCGAACGGTTTCTGTGGGGATAAGTTTCGGTAAATTCTTTAACCAAAGGCAAGTTCTTTTTCTCCAACAATCTCCAAATTGAAAGGGTTCAACAATTTGATCGTATTTAGGAAGCCCCCAGCATTTCAGCATAACTGGATTTTCTACGGCAATTTGGGGGCAATCTGCCATAAGAAAAGACGCAAAAAATTCAGCTGCTTTTAATCCCTTCCGATATCGATCCATGTTTTTAATTTCCCCGCTGGCATTGTACAAGCGAACCGCTCCCGCTGCAGTAAGATATGTACACGGAGGGAAAGCAATAATCATGTCCCATTTCATCTTCAGAAGCTGCAATGCATCTGTTTGTATATGCCACTCCGGATGTCCACCGCTGCAGGGTTCTATGTCGCAGCTGTACGCTTCATGCCCCAGCCGCCTCATTTCAATCGTAACTGCCTGGCTTTCTTCGCATGCCACAAGTATCCGCACTCATATTCCTCCTCACCGCATCTCATTTGCCTGCTCAACCACTCATCGCCACCGCTAAGCCCTTCATCGCCTTTCTCCGCTAAGCTCCGCCTTTGCTATGCCCTGCTTCGCTCTTCCCTTGCGTCGCATTGCTTTGCCTGTCACGGCACAACTTTGCCTTTGCTATGCGTTTCACCGCCAAGCGTCACCTGTCACCGCCTTTGCCATGCGTCGCGCGTCATTGCTGTGCCGTACTATGCAACGCAAAGCTTTTGCGTTACATTATTGCATTTCCTCCCAAATAAAGCGCCCTTTTCCACTGTTGCGCCACTGTCCTATGCCGGAGAATCTCCCGTAGTCAAGCCATTCACGCACTGCCTTTTCGTGTTCATCCGATAACATATTAATTTCAAATGTAATGCTCGCTCCAGCCGGGATCTCCTCACTTATAGCCAGAGATACACGCTCCCCTTGAGGAGTAGACGCTCTCAAGGGTCTTTGACATTCCCTTATCTCTCCATAATTTTCAAATGGAATTTCACGTGGATAAGGAAAAATCAAGCGGTCGATTTCTTTCTTAAACGCCTTGATTTTTGATGAGGCTGTCGCAGATATCTTACGCAACCCGCCGCAACAGTCCTTGAAAAACCCTTTAATCTGATAATCATACAAAAATGGAATACCGTCTTTACTTCTCGGAAATACAGTCATCGCTCTTTCTACCACTGCATCTTCTCCTAACGCTTCCACTTCCTCATCGACAGTGTTTGCATCAGGCGCTTTGCTCCCTATATATGTTCTGTATATTTCTTTGTCTGACGGACTGGTTCCAAGTATACCCTCCGTAAATGTAAGTTTAACTTTCATCGTTTTCATTTAGCTTTCCTCCATTCGTTTGTATAGGCGGTACTTCAAATCTACCTCACCGCATCTCCAAATACTTCACAATCTCTTCTGCGGCACAGTCCCATCCGTAACACACCATCGCCGCATATCCCTGCTGGCTTAGGGCCGTCAGCCATGCCTCCTGCTTCTCCGACAGCCGGCCCCGTCCAGCCTTCAATTCAATAAACAGCCCATGATAATCTGCCCGGGGAACCGGAAGAAACAAATCGGGCACCCCGGCCTTTACTCCCTGACGCTTTAGATTTGCCGCCTCTGCAGAATGCCTGCTCCCACCGTTGGGAATATGAAACAGCAAATCCAGCTCCGGATATTCCCTACGCTGAAGCAGTGCCCATCCAAACAGGGCTTTTTGATGCTCTGATTCCCGATATTCCCTTTTCGTATTCTCATTGCACCAATATGTATTGCTTAACATATCTCTTTTCACGTCATTCACGGTCTCCCACCTTTCTGACATAGCACCAGCTCTGCGGCGGCTTCGTTATAGGTGGTATCATGCAAACTTTTTCTTCTTTAACCCAATAATCGCAAAGAAAACAATCATAATTAAAATTACAAGGTTTGTAAAACCTATATATTTCTTTCGGCTCATCATAGATTTTTAGGTCTGATATGTGCCAGCCATACAAGTCTTTGCCTTTTCCATATTCATGTAACTCATCATAATTAAGGCAGCTGGATGTTATATCATAATCTGTTATTGCTGCAAAAAAATCTCCTAAATCTGACATTTGTATTATTCCATCACACACAAACTCGCCTATGACTTTACCGTTTAATACTTTCCTGCCGAAAGATTCATGAAAACCAGCATGTTTCCATACATCAAATTTGTACTGTTCTTCTTTATCTTCATCATCCCTTAATAAAGTAAGCTTATCTTTCGTGCAATAGATATAACACTTAAACGGTGTTTCAAGCTTAGGTTTTGTTTTCCTGACTTCTATAGTCTTGTATCCTCTTATAATCCGCTCACACCAGTTTGGATGGATACTGAGCATTACTGATTTATTCATTGTATTCTCCGTTTCATCTTCTTTGGATTTCGTTCACATGCTGCCTGCTATGGGTGATTCTTGTGAGGTATTTAAGACTCGCTTTCATCGTACCGCCCGTTCTA